GGATTGCTGACGGTGAGAGTTTGGTAAAGATTTGTAGTGATCCGAAGATGCCGAAGAAGACTGCGGTGTACGAGTGGCTGTTGCGCCACAAAGAATTTGCGGAGATATATGCGCGCGCGAGGGAAGACCAAGCCGACACATTGGCCGACGAAATCCACGCAATCAGTGACGAGCTTCCCCAACAGATCGTTGATGACAAAGGTAAGACTCGTTATGACTCAGCCTACGTTCAATGGCAAAAGAATAGAGTGGACGCAAGGAAGTGGGTGGCCGCGAAACTCAAACCTAAAAAGTATTCAGACAGGATTGCACACGTCGGTGATCAAGAAGCTGACGCAATCAATATCAATGTCAACATCTTTGACGAGATGATTAAGAACCTCGAACTAAAGAGACAAACAAAATGAGCGACCTTATAAACGGATTGTGGATTCTATTCGGCATGGTGGTCGGCGGATTCCTTTACTTCATCATCGCTGACTACTTTGATGACAGAAAATAAGCAACAGCCAAGAAAGCCACTTACGCACGAAGAGTTTGTGGATCTCATGTTGCAAAACGAAGAAGTATACAAAGCACTCGCTGAATACGAGTTGAATAAGTCAACGGGTGAAGTGCAACGAGTTGATAATGACTGACGTTATAGAGTTACTTAAAGACAAAGAAGTAGAAGCACAGTTTAAATCGCTTCCTATTGCTAAACAGATTGCAATAGCGTGGCGCATGAAGTGGTTAACGCAAGCGCATGATCACCAAATACTTCCGCACGGTGATTGGGCGATATGGTTACTATTAGGCGGTCGAGGCGCGGGGAAGACTAGAACGTCTGCTGAGCAGATAGGATGGTGGGCTTGGGAACAGCCTAACACACGATGGTTAGTATCCGCGCCGACATCGATGGACGTACGCGGTACATGTATTGAAGGTGAATCAGGATTGCTTAACGTGATACCTGAGATCCTTATTGCTGACTATAACAAGTCATTGCTTGAGATCAAGCTGATCAATGGATCACTGATCAAAGGCATATCAGCGTCAGAACCTGATCGCTTCCGCGGTGGACAATACCACGGCGCATGGCTAGACGAGTTGGCGGCTTGGGATTACTTACAAGAAGCATGGGACATGATTATGTTCTCCGTGCGTCTCGGACAGAATACAAAGATCATTGCATCAACGACACCACGTCCTAAAGACTTGATCGTTGACTTAGTAGGAAGAGCTGACGATGGTAGCGGTGAAGTCGTTATGTCAACAGCGTCAACGTACGCAAACATTGACAACTTAGCACCAAGCTTTCAACAGCAGATCTTGCAGTACGAAGGCACGAAGCTCGGACGCCAAGAGATCTATGCCGAACTGATTGACCCTGAAGAGGGTGGCATTGTTAAAAGAGATATGTTTAAGTTGTGGGACGCAAGGAAACCGTTCCCTAAGTTTGAATACATCATACAGAGTTACGATTGCGCATATACAGAGAAGACGATCAACGACCCGACAGCGTGCTTAGTCTTCGGATTGTTTAAGCCAACAGACGGGCCCATGTCAGTGATGCTGATCGATGCATGGCAAGAACGCATGCAGTACCCTGACTTGAGACGAAAGGTAAGGGAAGAGTATGAAGTTAGTTATGGTGCGGATAGCGAGTCCGACACAGGAGAGTTTGTCAAAGGTAAGCGAGTTGATCTCATACTTGTCGAAGATAAGGCGAGTGGAATCAGTCTCATACAAGATATGCAACGGGCACATTTACCTGTGCGAGCTTACAATCCTGGTCGAGCCGACAAAGTGCAACGACTTTCCATTGTCGCAAACATTATCTCTCATGGAAGAGTGTGGATTCCCGAATCGTCAGTACGTCGAGGATATGTGCGTGATTGGGCTGAAGGCTTCGTATCACAGATTTGCTCATTTCCTGAAGCTACGCATGACGACTATGTGGACGCATGTACGCAGGCGCTTAGGTATCTAAGAGACGCAGGGATGTTAGAGATTGATCCGAGACCTTATGACATGTCAGAGGATTATGCAGACGCTAACGGTGGATACACAGAGCGCGTGAATCCTTATGCAATATGAAGATTGCAACGCCATGCAAACAGATATGTGAGCTAGACACAAAGAAACAAATATGCAAGACGTGCAAACGCACAGAGGAAGAGATAGCAAGTTGGTTAGATTACACACCAAGCGAACGCAAAGCTGTAATGAAACGTATTAAGGAGAAACAGAAATGATCGACTTAGCCTTTATCTATTACGACAAAGCTTTGTTGACGTTGACGTTTATGTTTTAATGGGCCTAGCAAAAGCAGTAGGTAAAAAGTTAGCTGAGAAAGCAACGCAAGGCGCATTAGAGTCTGTCGCCAAGAAAGCGCCACGCATGTCAAAGGCTGAGTTAGAAGCATCAGGTTATTATCATCCTATTGGTGGAGGCCTTAAGCTTTCAAAACCCGCACAAGAATTTAAAGCAAACATTGTAAAAGATCCTACAATGCCACTTGTTCCTAAAATATTAAGATCACCTGAAGAGTTGTACGGTAAGGTAGGCATTCCTTTTGTAGGCGACAGATCAGACACGGGTAAACTATTGCGTGGCATTGAAGGCGTTGACTTTGATGAAGCCATTAAGCTAGAAGGCGGTCACAAGTTTGGTCGTGCACATCAATACGAAGATCCAAGTGTTAGTTCAGTATGGGCTTCAGATCCTGACATTGTTACATCACTACTCAATCAAGTTAGACGCGCAGGTGAATCAGGTAAGGACGTACTAGGTATATCAAGTATGGGATCACCAAAGATGGTTGACTTCAATACGATGATAACCAAAGGCACGCTAAACATGACTGACGTAGGATCGTTGAGTCGAGAAGCTATAGAAGAATTTAATAATGAACTTAGAAACAAAGTTGTTAAGAATAAAAAAACAGGCAAGGCAACAACGCCGTTCAAAGACTTCTTAGGTATTGACCATCCTGAAATATCAACACAATTGCTTTCTCAAGAAAAAGGTACAGGCGAATTACGCAAAGCATTTATATCTATCATGGACAAGGACAAGTATAGAAAGCTTGGCTTCCCTGAGATTGCACCAATAAGAAAAGCAGTAACTGACCCTGAGATACTTGACATGCCATTGGGATCAACAGGCCTTGAGATTTACAAGATGTCGCCCGAAGGCAAGATTGTGGAAGCGCCAAAGAATCCACACTCAACATATCCTATGCATATGCAAGGTGAATATTTTGGAGGACTCGAAGTTCCAATTGATTATAAAAATATGTTCTCTACTTTCTATGAGCCAAAAAGATTGTTGAGCGTAAAAGATCCGCAAGCATATAGAGCTTATAGTTTGTCAGCACCTATCCAAGAGTTTAATCAACAGTGGCTAGATGAAGTCATGCCTATCTACCAACAAAAGATAAAAGACATTACAGGTCGCAAGAAAGGTGGAGAAGTTCACCCCGACGGATCAGCAAGACTAGCTAACGGCGCATCCGCACGCAAGACAGTAGAGTATCTCTTAAAAGGTCAAGAAGATTATGCAGGTGGCGGTATTGCCAAGAAAATTGCAAAACACTTAATCCCTGAACCAAAGCAACCTTTTATAGGCTACATAAAAAAAAGTGGCGATCATGAATCTTATAGTCACGACGCGGCAAAAGCTGTTGACTATCATCACTCACATCTTATGAAAGACCCTGACGCAATGTTTGCAGACGATGCACTTACATTTGTAAGGTATCAAGGCGAACCTATATTTACAATCAAGGGTGAGTCTGTATTAGATCCATATCATCCTGAGTCTGCTAAACACATATCAACACTAGCAGAGTTACTCAAACGCAACGGCGCAGATCCAAACACACCACTTCGTATTGAAGACCTAGCATTACCAAGAGAACAAGCACCTTATCAAGGTAAACAAATTGGCACATTGCAAGATTGGATTGACATGCCAAAAAATAAATACGCAGGCGGTGGTCTCGCTAAGAAGATTGCTAAGAAGCTTGTGCAAGAATTACCCGAAGCAAGCGCATCAGGTAAGACACCTATTGCTACTACAGTTGGCACATACAGAAAAGCGTCACCAATCCTGCTAGAAGATATTAAAGACGTAAACGCACCTGTTCTTGACTACGGCGCAGGTATGGGGTTAGGCGCAGAAGAATTGCGCAAGACATTTCCTAACGTAAAAACATTAGAGCCATTCTATGAAGGCAACTTTGATTTTACTGATCCATCAAAAGTTCCGTCAGGTGAATTCAAAGGCCTTACAAACTTTAGTGTACTTAACGCTGTAACACCCGAAGTCAGAGATTCTATTGTAGAAAACATCGGTCGCGTTATGGATAGAGGTGGCGTAGGACTAATTACCGCACGCTCACCATCAGCAGTCATGTCAACCAAAGGTAAGTTAGTTGATGAGCCTAACGCAATGATTACGCAAAAGGGCACATACCAAAAAGGATTCGATACAGAAGAACTACGCGAATACATTAAATACATTTTAGGTGGTGACTTTGAATACGAACCACTAAAAGGATTAAGTGGTACATCCGTCAAGATTAAAAAGAAAGCCGAAGGTGGCTCAATAGATGAGCCTGAGACATTAAAAGAAGTTCCTCGCACAGGAAAAATATCAGGCAAGATTGCAGACATACTTAAACCTGCATCACGCTTCCTAGAAAAATACGAAATCATTCCTCAGATTCCTCTCATCGGTG